CCTACTAAGAAAAAAAGGAGACGATATATCTGACATGAAAAAAATAGCTGACTATGCAAATAGAGAAGCAGAACACTTACAAAATGATGGAACAAATTAAAGAGCAAATACTAAAAGAGAAGCTGAAAGATAAACCCAACTTCTCTTTGATTAGAAAATTACAACAGTTAATTGATAAGGTTAAAAATTAGAGTCCCATTTCTTTTTTTAGTTTTTTAATCTCTTTCTCTAGCGCTTTTGTTTCTTGATACTCAGGAGTTGTTTCATAGAACTCTTTTAATATCATTTGCTTATTATATTCAGCATTGTCATACTTTTCTAGTTCCCTTAATGAAAATGGTCTAACAGTTGGAACCTCCTTAAACTCTTCTCTAACAAAGCCTGTTCTTATGTCTCTGTAAAACGGAATGCCTCCAAAAGTATTTGCCACTTCTATAGCAGTTCTTGAAGAATATAATTTATCTAGGTTTTCCTGCCTGCTTTCTTTTGTTTTGTTTCCATATGCCCTTAAAGCAGTTTTACCTAGCCTCATAACTGATTTTACTTGAGGATTTAAAGGTCCTGATGCCTGAACAAGAATTGATTCAGCTAAATTTCTTTTAGCATTATCTACACTCATAGTAGCATACACCAAAGCATCTTGTATTCCTTGATACTCTTGCTTATCTCTTAGACCCATTTCATGGCCATAAATTTTATTAGCTTCTTCTATCATAAGGTTTGGAAGTATCATAGGAATGTTTCCTGAAACACCCCTGCTAATTAATGATACAGCAGCACCAACCGACTGTCTTATACCTAGTTCTTCATAATCTATATCATCTTCATCTCCAATTCCTAGCATTCCAAACATAGCCCCATTAAGATACCTCAACAACATAACATACATTGACATTCTTACACCAATAGCAGTTAGGGTTGAAGCTCCCTTAACCACGCTTAGTTGTCCTTGTCCAACCATAGATGCAATAGCCTGTCTTGCTGTAGCATATTCATTTATGGTAAACCTAGACATATAACCATTAAGCAGTCTATAATAATTTAAACTACCCTCTTTGTCTTGAGCCTGATTTTTTAATACAGAAGAAAAAGGATCATTTGATGTAGCCGCCATAGTTACATTTTTGTCTGCTTTTCTAGTTGCGTTTCTAATAGCTGTCCTGTACTTGTTCATGTAGTCTGAATCATTATCAGCAATTTTATCAAAATCTACATAAGAGCCTGTTTCAGATTTAAAATTCATAGCAAAAGTTCCAAACCATAAAGGCCTAGAAATCATTTGATCTGGAAGAGTCACTAAGGTTTCTCCAATTTTATCTATAGCTCCAGGTAAACGATTAGCACCTGACATTCTTGCAGCGTATTCAAGAACTTCGTTCAAATTATTACTCGCTTGTTTTGAAGACTTTTTTCTACTCACACCTTGTGTGTCTGCCTTAGACCCTCCAAGTTGGTCATCACTATACAGTTTTGTTCCAGTTGTAGCTAATGCGTTTTCAACAACCAACCTACCTCTTGTGGTCATGCTAAGATTCATATACTTTGTCATTCCTAAAGAAGTCTCTCCTGGAGTCGCTAAGGCTGCAAATGCAAGGTTTGATGCATACTCTGCACCTGCCCTTGGAATAGACGCTAATGTAGAGTAATAACCAGTCGTTCTTAATCCATTCAAGAATTTACCTCCAAGAACCTCACTTCCTAAGTTATTTGTAATTACATTGTTAAGCGCTTCATTGTATATCTTATTTAAATCTTGAGCAGCTTCTACTGTCTGTTCGTTTTGTTTTTTTGTTTTTTACTTGTCTTTTCCAGACATTGTTTTCAAAACACCTAAAGCTTGCTTAGTAGTTGATATTTCATTACTCATAAAGTAATCTAATCCTGTGTTTCTAGTTGCTCTTAAAGCTGTTGTTATAGGATCAAAATCTATAGATGTTGCGCCCTTTCTTTCGAAAGATGTTTTAGATTTTAAACTTGGATTCATGCTCAAAAAGTTAACTGCATCATTAAAAGTAGCGTCATTTCTTTCTCTACCCTCATAAGTAACTCTATGATGTACATAGTTGTTTACTAAGTCTAATTCATTTCCTCTAACAATTCTAGTGGCATAAGACTGAAGTTCTCCTAAACCAGAATATACACCCTCTAACATCTTTAAAGCTTGCTTTGTTTTGGGAGACATAGATTCATCCATCTTCTTTAAAGATATCTGTCCATCTTGTTTGTATTGTTCAGCTATTTCTTCTAATATAGCAATACTTTTTTTGTTGTATTTACTACTTTTCGGGTCTTTGTTATATTTTTTTATTGTACCCTCAATAAACTCAATTGCAGGAGAAGTTCCTTTCTTATTAGAGTTTGATTCAAATTCTTTTTGAAGCAAGTAAGTTGTTAATTCAAATCTTCTCTTTACAGATTTATTTACAAGTTCTGTTCGTCCTGGAGCTAATAAGCTTTCAACCGCGTCTAAAATATCTGTCTGTTTGGCAACCCAGTTTTTAAAATCAGCATATGCTTCAGAGGTAGGCTTTATTGTATTATCATAAATAATATTGTTTTTATAATTACCAAACATATTATCCATCACATCTAACGGATTTGACCTAATCATTTGACCTTTTATCCCTATCTTTTTAGCCGCTTGAGAACCAGCACCTGTTTTTACATATTGACTTTTTACACCAGCTACCATATATTGTCTAAGCGTAGAAAACTTAGCTTTAGCCGTAAACATTTTGTCTATCATAGGAGCTATATTTGTAGCTCTTTGATTAGCCTCTACCTTCTGTGCTATTTTGTTGGCATAGTAAGTGTAAAATCCTTCAGATATATTATCTAAATGAATGTCTAGTTCTGACAGCTCTGTCCCTGTTAGCATGGCTAACTGACCCTTGTTTAAGTTAGTCAGTGTTCTTGGCCCTACATTTTGGTCTTTAGATATTTTACTTAGATTATTTAAGTTTACTTTCTTTGATTTTTTTACAGTAGTGTTTATAAGAGAATTTCTATTTTTAGCATAGTCGTTTAATTGCTCTACAATTTCAGAGTTGCTTTCGTTTTCAGCAGAGTTAACCTTATCAACTAATATTTCTAAAGTAGCAGAGTCTAAAGCGTCTAGTTTGTTTTCTATAAAATCAGAGTTTTCTTCAATGATAGTTTCTCCACTAACATCTTCGTCTAGTATCTTATCAATTACCTGTTGAGTACCTTCCTTATATACAAAACCCTCTACTTCATCATACTCCAATTCAGAGTCAGTTTCTAGTTCTTTTGACTTAATACTATTAAGTAGGTCATTAGCTTCCTTTACAAGCTCATTATCTAATTTTGTTTTTTTACTTCTTTTAGAAATCTTTTTTAATAGCTCATTATATGCTTTTAAATCAGCAGGATCTAAATCAGAAATAGGTAATGTTACTAATTGAGATACAGCCGCATTAAAATTACCATTGTCACCTAACTTACCTGAGTTCAATCTTTTGGTTGTGATATTCGCTAGTTTTGTAGCTGTTTCTATGTCTTTTGCAAAATCAGCATCAGAAAAAACTTTCTCAGCATACTCCTGAACTTTTTTAACTTGAGCAGGGTTATCTAAATTTACGTTATTTATCTTATTTATAATAGCTCTTGTTTGAGCTGCCGTAATAGTTCCCTTTCTTTTTTTAGCGTAAGCTTTTATACCATCATTAAGACTTTTTCTTTTCTGCTTTAAGTCCATTTTCTTTTCCCTAGCAGACCTGTTCCAAGACTTCCAAAATCTTTTTCTTTGAGCATTCTCACTTTCTGGCTTTGCCATGTCTTTACTTGTGGTGCTTTTGGTTGAAGCCAATATAGCTTTGTACGTGTCAGCTGTTACGGTCTGACTATTTGTTTTTGATATAGCTTCAACTTCAGCTTGTACATCTCCTTCAGATGAAGCATATAAATCTATTTCTGCATCTGAAAATTCTGTATCACCCCTAGCTATTTTTACAGCTAAAGCTCTTTGCTTAGATTTGTCCTTTGGTAATTGATTTCTTTTTTTAGCAACAGAATTATCAATTGCTTCTTTATTTTCTGCGTAAAACTGAATAGCATCTTCAGAAAAAGATTCTTGATTTCCTCCTTCAACAATACGATTTGCAAATGACTCTATTTTATTGTTCACACTCATACCTTCCTTTGTTGAGGTAGGTTGTGTTACTTGTTCAGCATCTGTCTTCTTAGTTTTAGCTGCGTCATTTGCTGCAATTTTTTCTGCATAAGCTTTAGCCTCAGCAGATGTTTTAAAGGTTTTAGTTAAAGCATTGCTTCTGGTCATTTGACCATCTTGACTTGTATTAACTCTTACCTCAAATCTATAATCAGTCTTTTTTCCTGTAGAAGGTTGACCTTGGTCGTTTTGAGCCGAAATATTAACCTCTACTTTGTCAGAAGAATAGTTTTCATATCTACCTGCTGAATCAGGGGCATTTGGTTTTAAGAATTCAACATCTGTCTCCGCAGTCTTGTCGCTAGGCTTATCGGTTTGCGTTTCACCTTCTTGGACTTGCGTGTCGGTAGTGAATTGCTCAACGTCTCCTTCTCCCACTTGTTGCAGTTCCACTTCGGAATCTTTCCCTCCTTCTGTGCTTGTTGGAGCATCTGGTAGCACTTGCTCCTCTGTGCTTGGCTTTGAAATGGCATCTTCGTCTGTTTTAGTTTTTAAATCTGATTTATTTAAGTCAGTGTATTTCAACTTAGTGTCTACATCCATCTGATTAAAGTTGTCTATAGCTCTTTGAGTTATAGCCCCATCGGTTATTGTAATATCTGTCTCCCCTGCATCTATCGCTTCTTCGTTAAGCTCTCTTCCAGCCTCTTCTTTAAGTTTTAATTTACCTTTAGAATTAACATAATCAAACTGAGTTCTAATTGTTATTTCGTTTCGTAATTCGTTTATTTTTTCGTCTATAGCAGGATGAAAGGCTTTGTCTCTTTTCTTTTTTAGCGCCTCTTGTTTCTTTATTTCGTTAACATAACGCATAACAGCTAAAGATGTTTCAGGTGTTAGGTTTGTTGGAATGCTGTTAACGGTGTTTACATACACATCTATATCCCCCAATAGATTTTTAACCTGCTCTTCAGTATAAACACCATTAGTTACCATTGAGTTTAGAAACTGTTCTGTTTTATCTACATTCTCTGAAAGTTTATGAAGAGCCTCTAACCTATCAATAGCTGCCGCTCCTGGATTAAAATTAGCTTTAAGACTAGTTTTAGTAGTTGCGCTTAAATCCCCTCCAAATGGCATTAAAAGACCTGCTAAACCTGCTAATATTGTTGTGTTTGTATATTCAGCGCCTGTTATAGTGTTAGCCATTATTTCTTTTTTGGCAATTTCATTTACATTATTACCAATAACAAAAGCTTGTCCACCTTGCTGTACATTTTCCTGAAACACTTCTTTTCCGCTTTCTCTTAAGTATACAGGGTAGTTGCTAGTTACTGTTTTCTGTAGTCTTTTAAAATACTCTATCAATCCCTTTTTACCTCCATTTTGATATGTAGAAACAACAGCTTGTGATATTTTGTTTGTTGATCCTCCAAATATTTTATTCATG